AGGTAATTTATACAAAGATGCATAATGCACTACCAACCTAGGCTCTTGCTGAGAATAGTCAAATACACCCCATCTATGGCCCTCCTCGGGTATAAATAATGACCTTATCTTAGGTCCAAGTTCCTTGTTCCTAGCTGGTATTTGCTGTAAATTTGGGTTTGAGTAACTAAATCTTCCGGTTACTGTTCCACCATTATCTGATCTTAATTGATTAATTTCTGCATGAATTCTTCCTTTATGGTTATGCTTTAATATGGTATCAATAAATGTGGTATGGGCTTTGTTTATTTCACGGGCCTGGGCAATTCGTTTCACTAGCGGGTGGGGGTGATTCTGAAGAAAGTTTTTAGTAAATGATGGAGAATTTGTTTTTTCGGTTGTCTCATATGGTAGGTCAAGTTTTTGAAAAACTTGCGCAATGGATCGAGCTGCCCATATTTGGGTATCTACTCCAGTTTCTTTTTTTACTGATTGTAATAATTCTTTTTCTTGTGCAAGTAATTCTTGCTTTAATTTGTGAGCGCCTTCTTCGTCTATACGAACTCCTAAGAAACGCATATCAACTAAGCAAGGGAAAAGTTCTGTCTCTAATTCAAAAATAGATTGTATATCTTGGTGTAAAATTTCTTTCTTTAGTTCTTGCCAAAGTTCTAATGTAAGCTCTGCATCCTTTTCTGCATATGCGCCAACATAAATGGCAGGTAGTTTATACATTTCTGCCTTGGGGTCAACCCCCCAACTCTTTGCAGCTTCATATAAAGATGTTTCATTCTTTGTCTTTCCAGTGTATCTTTTAGAACAGTTGTTTAAGTCATAACGCATTTGATTTTCATCAACCAGGGCCGATGCAATCATCGTGTCCACAATAAGACCGTTAACACTTAGACCTAGCGCGCGTATCCAACAAACGTCATACATGGCGTTGTGAAATATTTTTTTAGCTGGTGTATTTAATACATCTTGAAACCATTTTAAAACTTTTTTACGATCCATATTACCACCACCTTCGTGAGCAATTGGATAATATCCAGACCATCCATGTACCGCTACAGCTACTCCTGTAACATCTCCTCTACCAGTAACTGAACCTGATCCCATTTTAATTAAATCTGGATCTTTAGTTTCTAGGTCAATTGCTATCTCATCATATTTAGATAAGTCTGGAAAAGAATCTGGCGGTAACCATTCTGTTTGTGGTGCAAATAAAGGTTTTTGTATCATTTAACTATTCCCCATGAATTTTTATTTTCTTTTTTTATTTCTTCTTTCACTTCTTCAGGATAGTCTCTATCGATCGCCATGTCAATATAATGTTTTGCTTTTAGCAAATCTTCTTTCTGATTTTTTTGTTTGTGACGACATAAATATTTTATTGCATTACCTTCCGCAAATGGAATATTATTTCTGTTAATAAATTCGGATGGCTGAATGACCATAGATTTGTAATGATCACCACCTACCTGTTTTTTATATATTTTGTCTTTCATATTTCCCCCATTGGAAAGGATTTATTTTCGTCTTTTGGTCTTACAATATGCAAATGTTCCTTGGTCCTTGTTGCACCAACATAGAACAATCTATTCTCATCATCTTTACTACGTTCATAAGATAGCTGTGTACTATGTGTAAGGTCTGGAAGAATAACAACGTTATCTTCTTCACCACCTTTAACACTATGTATTGTAGATAATTTTATTCTAGCACCTTCCTTTAATGATTCACCATTAGCTCTCATCTTTCTAATATAAGTAATTCTTTTTGATCCTGCGTTATCAAAACATTCATACCAGGTTTTTTTAGTATTTAACCCGTATCCTTTAGTTAATGCATCAATTCCATAGAATGAATCTTTAACTAAAGCTTTTAGTTTTTTCTTATCCCAATTAGTATCACTCATGTAAAGTGCAATTTTTTGTATGTCTTTACCATGCATAAGTTGTCCTTGTCTTAAATGTTCCCAATTAGCTGCGGCGTCTTGGATTTGTTTTTCATAAGATTTGCCGAACCTATTTTCAAAATATAATCCTTTTTCTTTTAATATATCTTCTATTGGTTTAAGTTGATGTCTAGTTCTAGTTAACACTAACCAATTACCCTCTTTCATATTAATATCTTCAAAGTTCCAGTGTTTACTAATAACACCCTCATGTGCTTTTGGTTGCCAGGTTTTAGGTAATCTATTTGAAACTCTTTCAATAATTTTTATAGCATACTCGTGAATCTTTTTAGGAATTCTAACTGAATGAGCGAGTGTTAATAATTTTCCCTTTTGCGTAATAAAAGAATCTACATCTGCCCCAGCCCATCTAAAAATAGCCTGGTCATCATCCCCGGCGATAAAAGAATCGTTTGTATTAAAACTATCTACCATATCCCATTGCATTCGAGATAAGTCCTGTGCTTCGTCTATAAATACTACATCAAACTTTGGAGACTTATCAGATTTTACAAAATCTAATATCATATCGTTATAATCTATAAGGCCGTATTCTTTTTTATATCTTTCTAGTTCATTTGCTATGATTTTAAGTTTTGTATATTCTAATTTTTGATTGTGTTCCTTAAGATTAAATTGTTGATCAAGAGTTATATTTCTAAGTTTAGCTAAATGTATTATGCGCAGGTAATCACTTTTAGTTGTAAAGAGTCCCGTCTCTTCTTCATCCCAATCATTATAATCTATTTGTATATTTATTTTTTTACCTAAGTCTTCATAGTGTCTACGTTGCATTACATTTTCTTTATTAATTCCTAGTCTTCTAAATGCTAATGAGTGCAACGTTCTAAAGTATGGAAGATCATCTTCGGTAAAATTAAATTTATCAATTGCTCTTTCCTTTGCTTCGTTAGCTGCTTTCTTTGTAAATGCAAAGTAACCTACCTTATCGGGATCAGTTTCTTTTAAATAATCATCTACCTTATTTAAAAGAGTATGAGTTTTACCAGTTCCGGGAGGTCCCAATACAATAGTTTTCATTTAATTTTTACTTCTCCTTCTGTTTCAATCCAAACTCTAGCACCACAACTCAATGGTTTATCAGGACTGTATATAATTTTACTTGGCCCCAGCACTTCTACTTCATGTCCATAAGTGTTGGATTTAGAAGTTTTAACAGTTATGACAGGTTCATTTAAGTTATGTTTTTTATTGCTTCTAATTTTGTGTTGATTTACATGTATTCTAGTTTTCAAAACACATCCTTTGGTTTAAGTTGTTTAGGTTTATAAACTTCTTCTGGTTTATCAAATTCTTTTACTATCATTACACTAGGTCTTTTTTTTCCAACATAAATCCTATCGTCTTTACAATCACAATGTTGTATTAATAAATCTTGAGTAGTTTGATGTTTCTCTGGCCATTTTCTTCTTTGTAAATAACCATAATAAAATTTATTAAATATAAAATGATGGTTACCCTCTGATGTCCAAACATTTCCTAAAAATATTTCTTCTTTATTCGTTGTGGCTGCAGAATCATTAGTACAATACTCTTCTAAATGAGCTTTTAATTGCTCAATCAAAGATGAGCCTGCAGGTGCGGGTATTAATTCTACGTTTGTTAATAACATATCTGTATATTTTTCAAATTCTTTTACCGTAACTCGTGGTGGTTTTCTATTAATTTGTTCTGTTACTGTCTTTCTAAATAATCTTTGTTCCATTAAATAATCTATATTATCCAATCTAACTCGCATACCATCTACGTTAACCCAATAATATGGTTGATCTAATTCTACTTTTTGTAAATCAGTTAATGCTGGAAAAACAGATTCTCCGCTAATTCCAAACTTTCTAGTTTTACACAATGCTTTGTCACAATGATTACACATAGGTTCTTCATTACATTTAAAACCTAAATCTTTTTTACTATGAAATTTTATTTTATCTTGAATAACTTTATCTTCTAATGGCGTAGTAAAATATGTATAATTAAATTGATTTATTTTTTTAGCCCAATCTTCTGGCCATTTTCTTTTTGCATATTGAATAAATTGATAAATAACTCTATCTCTACCATCCTGTAATTTAGTTTGTGTTAAAGATTCTATACATGGAGGACCATCACTAAATTCTGACTCTGGTCTTTTAACTTTTAATTTTTCTAGTTGTTCTGGTGTTAATTTATTTCTTTCGTATAAACCAAAAAAACCTCTTATACTCGAGGCTTCCCCACTTTCGAGAAAAGCATACCTCGTTGTGTCATCGCCATTAAAATATGGTAAGTTTAAAAAATTTCCTGTATCCTCTTCTGATTTTAATTCTATTTGTTTAGGAAATACTTCTGATCCACCATATCCTAAGACTGCACTGATAGATAAAAGTTTATCTCTTACTAATTTTGCTTCAACAGGTACAGTT